CTTTTTAGCCATTGCGTTTTGTCCTCATCAGTTTTTCAGCAAATGCAGACAGACCACCGCCGCTAGTGCGATCAAGTGCAGATCGTGATGCTTCTTCTGGCAGTTCACCGGCACCAAGTCTCTCACGAATAGCTCTCTCTAACTCATCATCTGGTGTGAGTATCCCGGCTTGCACAAGTTGTGGTAACATACCCATGCTCTCAGCAAGATCATCAGTGTCTAAGCCGGTATGTGCTAGCTTTGGCAATTTTGATGGATCAACACAGCCATAGTTCCAACGAATTAATCTGCCGATTGTGCCGCCACCTCTACGATCCGGGCCACTAATTTGAGCAGCTACAATATCACAGAGATTGATTGCTGCACGTCTAAACACTGAAAGATGAATCTCACCGACTGATCTTGCACCGGTTTCAGTGTTACCGAGATCTGCAAACTGAGTGAGAAAAGCAGACGCAATTTGTGAATCACACTTGGTGATGATGTCTAGCGGCCCACTAGCATATAAATTTGGTGTCTCTGCATAGCTTTCAAATTTAACTACTGATGTCTCAACTAAATAACTCTGCTCAGTAGATAAAAACGCTTGTGCTTGTGCTTCTGCATCATCAATCATTGCATTCACATCGGCATCTGTCAGGCCCATGCTTTCAGCTTGTGATCTATCAACAACAACTTTGGGTGTTGGCACAGCCCAACGATCTAGACCAATGCACATGAGATTGCTTGCACGTTGTTTAGTACGCCACCACCACCACACAGGCCGAAGCATGCCAACTCCTTCAAAGTTGCTGCCGGTTCTATTGAGTGTGAGCAATAACAGTTTGTTTGCCGGTATTGGCTCTGGTGTGTATGTCGTGCCGACAACATTCTGCAATACACCATCTAAATGCTGATTATCTCTGCTTAACCATCGGTTGTGCGCACTTGGTTCTCTGTCTGCATACTGATCTAGCCACACTTTAACCTTACCGTCTGCATCCGGCCCAACTTTATACAACTCTTCTGCATAGCGATAACCGAGAGGAATAAACTCTAGTAGATAGCTGAGTTGATCCTCAAAGCTAATTGACATTTGACCTGAGTAACCATCAAAACCGAAGCATTCATTTGCAAAACGTGCTAACTCTTCTGCAATCGGATCATTCTCAATGCCCGGTTCAAATCGCCAACTTGCACTGAGCAATGTTTGTCTGAGCATGTGCCAAGATCGTCTGACAATCGGATCAGTACGCAACATCTCTTCTGCTTCTTGCACCCAATTTAAGCCGGTGAGTTTGGCATTCTGTTCCTTGCCGCTAATAGCACCACCGTTTAATTGTGTGCCGGTGATGCCTTTGGTCACAAACCGAGGAGTATTGGCCCTCATGTGTTTAGGATTTCGCTCTAATTTACTCATAGCTATCCTTTGAAAGATGCAAGCAATGTTTAACAGTATATGCACAATTTTGCTATTAAGCAACATTTGTTATTCATTGCTTATTTTGCTAATACATGATAGATATTTCGAGTCATGTTGGGCGAGTGAAGCAATGCACAGAGTTTATCACTTTTTCTTTGTGCATTGCTTTGCTTTTCTATTGAACACTCTGAGTGATTGTTGTATTCTGTCTCTGAATTGTAAGGTGAGTAAATCAGTCTTGTCGTTAGGTGCGGCAACATCTGGCAAAACAGCCCGGCAAGACTGGTCTACTTCTCTATCCATTTCTCAACATCGGGATGCAACTCAACATCATCATCTTTTTTGCGTGTTGATGCTCTAATCACACTAAGTTTTTCAATGATTGCATTCTGTAAGTCAAGCAGATGATCGTGCTTAATCTGCATTTGAATTTGTGCATCCCTGAGTCGTGCAATGAGTGCTTCTCTGTCTGCATTTGCACTCGCAAGTTTATCTTTTAACTCTTCGACCTCTGCCGGATCACGACCGCTTGCGATTGCCATCATTGAGCTAATTGAACCGGTAAGCACACCAAGTATGCCAACCAACACATCTCTATTTTCGTCTACAATTTTAACGTAACTAAGAAATAAAATCAGACATACAACAATAATTAAAAATGTAACTGAGAACCACCACCCACGTTTTGCTTTCGCATCTTCGGCCGGTTGTTCAGATTTTGGTTTGTTCATAGTATCGCTCTCAATATCATCATCACATACACTGCTATATAGTCTACCCAATAGAAATAGTCATCTAAGCCGCTCATGAGTCGTGCATGCTTTGATGTGATAACAGGCCAAACCGTATAGCAACAATAACAGACATTGAAAATAGCATTGCGAGTGAGAAACCACCACAACCACTCTCTGAGCTTTCTATCTCTTGCTCTCGACTTGATTTTTTTTGGCCCGGCAACTTTCTTGACTTTGTCACTGCCCTTTGGTGGCTGCAAACTTTCAATTGTGTTGCCGACTGTATAGATGATCTGTGTATCTCGTACTCCCTTAAATCGGTATTCACCGGCCAGTGCATAACGTGTGCCCTTGGGTGTGAATGAATTGGTACGATGTTTGACTGCTTTCATTGCTTCTGCTGTGAGCAATACCTGACCGGCACCACACAAGCTCATTGCTCGTGCTGCTATGTTTTTGCTCAGACCTTCCAACTCAATTGCTTTAGCACCAGTCATCGTCATCAATTCATCCTGTTTAACCTCTACGATCGTGCCGAAGTGAATGCCAATTCTAGCCCCTAGTTTTGTTTTTGGTGGTACACTGTGCTGATAGTGCAGAGCAAAATTGACTGCATCGATTGGTCGCTCAAAGCTCAGCAAAAAACCGTCTGATCTATCTATCTCTCTGCCATCAAATTTATACACTAATGATCGTGCAAGTCTATCATGATACTGCAACCACTTTGCACCACGCATTGCACCAACTCTCTGCACAAATGCAGTTGAGCCAATCAAATCGAGTAACACTATGGCTAGATAACGCTCTGTGAACTCCATTTATCAACTCCGGTTTAAAATGATTGAACTGATCCGCCACCTATTCGCACCTTGCGTCTGTTATTATTACCACTATTCACACCGCTTTTTCTAGCTGTGTATTGTCTGCGATCAACTGCAGTATCATGCCAATTAAACATGATGCAGTCATACCTGAGTGCATCCAATGGATCTTCTCTTCCATCTTTTTTCGGTTGTTCGTTTTTATCCCAACTATAGCTAAGCAGTGCTTTTCTAATGCTGTTACCTCTAGCCTTCTCACCACGCTCCCACACTTGTTTTGTAATGAGATATTTTCTGCTGCTGAATGCTCGTTTTAGTCTCTGAATACCATTGAGAATGTCAACTCTAATTGGGTCAGATGTATTGCGAAGGTGCATGCCGATGCCGCCTGAGTTGATGTCTGCTCTCATTGCTCTAAATGCACTTGCACCGGTTTGATCGTTTCTTGCTTTGCCGGCTTTATCTGCTACCCCATCATCTAGCCAAATTCGTGCAGATGGTGCTTGTGCTTGTAGTGATCTGGGCCACGCAATAGATAGAATGAGTTGAGCAAGTTGTTGTGTCGTGACTTCTGCCGGATTGATCTCATGGCAAATGACTGTTGCCTCTAACTCTTCATCGTAGCACATGATGAGCACCGATGGTTTTCTAAATCCCCAGTCGATTGCTATTCTACCGAGCATACTTGGCTTGTATTGCCAATTATCTATGACGTGACTTTCAGTAAACTCATTATAAACAAGGCCGGTTGGTGGTGCCGGTTTATTCATCACCATTGCCTCTCGCTCTGCTTGTGGTAGCAGTTTAGTTGCTTCAAACCATGCATCTGATAAATTTGCTTCGTTCACGTAGCTAGTGAACAATAGCGGATCATAACCGGCTTGCTCTGCCATTGAGCACCACCACGCATCTGCAACCGGTAGACCAACCAAGATCATGATGGGTGATGGCCCGGCTCTCAATCTACCAAGTGCTTTATGTGCAACTTCTGCTGTAAGTGTTTGACATTCATCTATCAGGCACACACCGCTTGTGATGTTTAAGCCTTCCAAAGGATTGTGCGTAGCTTCTCTTGTGCCCGGCCTAAAATACGATCTGCACCACACTGTTGAGCCTGTGTGTGTGTCTGTCCACAGTCGCAAAGTGTGGTTGTATGTCCATCCCAAAGGCTCAAGCCATTTGCTGATTTCTGGCATTAACACAGAGTTATATCTTGGTGCAGTATCAGTGATGAGCAATGATGAGCAACCACGTCTCCACTTGCTGACCATCAGCAGAGAAAAAACAAGTGCAGATGTTTTGCCGCTACCCCAACCACACCGAGCAGAGATCACCTCATCTTGTCTCATGATACGAGCGATGATGGCTTGCTGTAGATCATTGAGTTGCAAATTCATATCTGTTACTATTCAGTTTCATCTAGTAGTTGCTTGTTAGATGCCGGAGACGTGGTCTGATCCTCCACGTCTCCACTTATTAACAGTGCTTGAGCTTGTGCAATCATACCAACAACCACATCTGTGCCGTCTGATTTATTGTTGACACTGACCTCTACATCACGCTTTGCAGCAAAGTCGTTGGGCCATCTTCGTTCAAGCATCCAAGCAGCCGCTCTCCAATCGGTAAACGCTGCACTCGTGACTGCTTTAATCAATACAGCCTGTGAAACATCAATAGCAGCTTGCACATCAAGTGCTAACTCTTCATCTTCCTCACACCATCGGTGCAAAGTCATGCGAGTAATGCCGGCTTGACTGCATGCAACTTCTTTAGTCAGACCTTCTCGCAAGTTTGCTAGTATCAGCTCTATTGTCTTTGGTTTCTTCTTGCTTGGCATGCTCATAATGTTCTCTCAATGCAGATAATAAAGTTGCTTCAATGTGATTATACAAATCAATGCTTTCTGATCTCAAATCATGACAAGCATTAGTAACTAGTATCTGTTTTAGCTTTGATAGTATCAAACTTGCATCATGTTGCTTCATCTTGCTTAATCTCGCGCGTGTTGGTTGGTCATTTTTGTATCATTTATAAAGCAGAGCATTAATGCTCACCGGGAATAGTTCACTCAATTTGTCTCTGATTGCTTTTGCAACTACTCTGACCTCTGGCTGTGCATGACCATCTAATCTGAGCTTTAGAAAGTGCACCCAATTGTGCAGATTGCCGGTCATATAGAATGTAGTATAGCATCCTTGTGGCAAGACTGCTCGTGCTTGCTCTCTTGCAATACCACGCTCAAGCATTGACAGATAGACTCTGAATGAGACTGCTAGTGCGTTTTGATACATCTCATCAATAGTTGAATCAGTGATGACACCACTTGAGCATTGCAGATCCAAATTGCTTTGGCCCCGCCATTCATCAGGAAACCAAATTTCAACATGTTCACTCGTGTAGCGTCTGCTTTGCTCGTTATAACTGAATGTTCGATGACGCATGATCTGCGATCTAATGAACAATGGCACTTTAATTCTAAATGTCGCAGTGATGTGCTCAAATGGTGATGAATGTTGGTGGCTTGCTAAATAGCTGATTAAGTTCTGATCTTTATCAGACAAACTTGCTTGCTCCGGATTATCATTGTTAAACGATACTCTGGCAGCGTTAACAACACTGAGATCACTACCCATATAATTGATTAGCTCAACAAAACCTACTTTATCATTATAAATGTATTTCATTAGTGATACTCTTTATCTAACTGTGTTTTAGCTTTGATATATTCAGCAATTGCTTGCTGCTCATTCTCTTTTGATCTGATACACTCAACTAATAATGCAAATTGACTCTGCATCTTGTTTGCATAATTGCTCAGATGAAAGATTTCTTCTGCTATACATTGCATCAGATCTTTCAATGTTGCACTGGTATTAAATAGCTTCATGCTTGCTCTATTGTTTACTTCATTAAGCAGTGCATCATAATGATCCGCATCAAAAAGCACAGTATCCAAACTTGCATCATCCTTGAGTGCTATAAATTTGTAATAATCATAGATAGTGCAATGATTGCTCGTTAACAATGTATGAGCCAGTTGTGCAATGCTGTTGATACCTGACGTTTTCCAAAATTCGTCAATAGTCATGTTTTGCATCACAAAAAAAGATTTATGACCGACTATCACAGTTAAACTGCTCATATAGTCTTGCGGATTGCTCACTTCATGCAAATTAACTGCTTGCTCATTTTTAGAGATGCAGTTGCTTTGTGGATCTCTCATCCTATACAAAACATCACCGAGTGCTGATCTAGTTCTGAATTGCTTATGACATTTGATCTCTACAAGTGCAGTTGGATTGTGATTGCTATCATGCTCAACAATATCACACACAACAGATAGACTATAGAGCTTTGATGGTTCTCTGTCTCTTCTGAGTGAAACTGGTTCAATTAAATCACAAATCGCTTTAATGCTGTCTGCATTCAAGTGCGGATCAAGTTGATCTGTATAACTGCCGACCGCCTTGAGATGTGTGAGAAAGTATCGTTCAAATTTATGATACAGTTGGTTGCTACTTTTTTTCATGTTGTCAGTGTTGCTCATTGTGTTATAGTGTCCTCATTCATATTTCCTGTTTAGTCACCGGGCTGTTTAACGATGGCCCGGTGGTTAAATTATTTCCAAGCACTAAATGATTGTTTGTCATCCGGTGGCAATAGTTCATCACTCGATACATAATCATCATTTTGCTTTGTTGTGAGATTTCGCCAAGTGATCGACTTCACCTCCCAAAGTCTTCGGCCTTCATACTCATAG